GAGGGATATTCTTGAGGGAGTTGACGTTGGTTTAGGGACGCGAAGCTCAAAGAAAGGGGACCCCGCAGTTCTCAGAAAAAGGCCGCGCAGACATAGCCGGCGACCGCGCCAACCAAAAAACCAACCGGTCCCCAGAAGAGCCGAGTCTTGCGTCGCGTCTCCGCATCGAGCAGAGCCTTCTGGGCTTCCACCTTGGCGATTAGCTCGTCCGTCACTTCCTCGACCTTGACGCCGAGTTTGTCGAGCCATTTCTGCACTTCTTTTTTCGTCATTTCAGTCACCTTTTCCTTCAGCGCCTCTTTCAGCGCCTTGACAATCAAATCCCACATATGAAAAAACCGCCAGAAGGCGGTGTGATAAAGTTATGTGTACGTACCCTGCTCTGCTCATGGTTGATCCAACAACCTTGAGCCATTTTTGCATCCATATCAAATATGTTTCAAAATGTCGCCAACCTCCATACTAGAATCCCACATCTGAACGCCACCCTAGCATCCACCTATTCGAAATACCGAAAGTTTTTCCCAAAAATCGTCCGTCCACTGGTGGAACAGTACATCTACAAGATCAGTATCGATGCATTCGATAGTTGTTTCTCTCTCGGTAGTAACTGTTTGGCCGCCACGATCCTTAGGGAGATCAACCTTCGAAAATGCAGCGGTCCATTCGACTGGATTGCCGGCCTTCCGTACCTGACAAAGTTGGAACTCATTGAGAAACGTTTCTCAGGAATGTTGAACCGCGAAGATCTGGAATACACGGAACAAAAAGCACCGGAAGGCACCATTCATGTTTTCAATCGCAAAAATAACGCTCTATTCATCCACGACTTCAAAGACGACTCAGAAGAAGATTATCAGCGCGTAACGGAAAAGTACGCCAGAAGACAGAAGCGTTTCTTTTCATTGACAACCAACGCCAAGGTTATGTTGCTGTATATCGAAGGCGGCAACGACAACTACGATTACGTCGAAAATATTGACGACGTAATCGAGGCCACTTGCCGCGTTAAACGCAACTTGAATGCAAGACGACTATCCGTCATTTTGTGCATAAAATCTGACCAGAATTACAACTTCACCGATGTTTATGAACGAGACGGTTGTGAAATTTACATTCAGCGCTTTGACTCCAAAGCTCTGAAAGCCGGCGAATGGACGCCGTATTCTACGGTGAACGACCTAACCAAGCGAACGATCGGGATTGCAGTCAATAGAAATTGACAGCCTTAATCTCTATGTGGTTCGCTCAAAATCACCTATCCGTAAGCACAATCGGTGCATCTTCGCGCGGGAAGCCTTCCTATGTCGGCACACCTCCCTATAGACTTTTGAGGAGTTGATAGAACACGATGCCCCATCAAAACCTCATTTGCGAGAACGTAAACTCAATGGCATCAAGCTCATCAACGTTTTCTGCTGCCTCTACCTGAGTACGATACGCCCATTTTTGAGCGTAGAGCGCCTGGGCATTCTGAATAATCTCGACCTGAAGTGTTTCTACCTGAGCCTTGTTCAGCTCGTGAAACTCGTTATTGTAGTCACAAAACATCGTAGTGCCATCGCCGATTGTTCTAAGGATGCCTTCAACGTCGCGATTCGCTCTGTCGTTCGCATCAATCTCAAATCCCAACGAGGAGAAAACGTGAGCGTCCGATTCTGCTGTTTCATGCGCCGCGTTGAGTCCATCGAGTTTTCTGGCTTTGACATTCGGAAAACTGTTGTATTCCGCCTCAGCCTCTTGACGCTCTTTCTCGAGTTTGTCTTTTTCGGCTTGCCACAAATCAACGTAAGGCTTCACATAGTCATCATAGTGTTCTTCGCCGAAATGATTTGCGGTAGATTCCCCTTTAATCTGATACGAACATTGCCCACTAACATTCCACCAAATTTCAATAATTTCATTGGCATCTACATCAGTCGGCAATTTTTTCATTTGTTCGCGCGTAAAAGAAAAACTAAGCCCGTATTTATTGACATAAATAGTTTGCCGATCAAATTGAACTAATACCTCTAAATCTTTCATGTCTTTTACTCCCATTAAAAATTAAGCCGTGCGTTTCCAAATATTAACGACTTCATACGGCGGCATGTTGTTATGAGCATTACCACTACCAGATTCTGCTACAGAGCCACCACTAGTCGTGTAAAAACTGTACTTATACGTTGCACCATTAGCTGCACCGCCACCAGCACCATTACCTTTAGCGGTTTGAGAAAACGCCCCGTTCGTAGCATCGCCGTTCCAACAATGCGTTGCGGTAAACTGACCAGTCGAACTAACGCTACCAATACCGTGTTTGTGCCGCGGCATTTCGCTTTCAGTAAGCGTATGCATCTCTTCGCCACCCGTCGCTCCGACTCCCCGACTACCCGCACCAAGCAAGAAGCGATTTTCAACCTTTACCCAAGTACCGCCCCATGAGACGTTAGGGTCGAAAGCTACATCGGCAGAGAGATAGGTCGTACCAACAGGGAAATATGCATCCAAAACAATCTTTTTGACGGCTACCGCAAGCGACACATCGCCATTTCCATCTGCAAAATAGCCATTGATCGAACGCACATGCGTCCGAACGGTCCATTCAACCGTCCCGTCTGCAATGACCTGACCATGCGTGACACTACGCGTATCGAGCAGGTCCGCACTCGTAGTCCCCGCTTTCGTGCATTCGAGGAAGCGCTCGTACTGGAAGGCACAGTCCACCTTATCGCCGACGTTGTAGGCCGTAGACTTACGTCGGAACTCGTTGATTTCGTAGATCAGCTGAGTGCAGACCACTGTCTGGGGAGCTTCGTTCAAAACGTCCTCTTCGGCAGCAAGGCGCACAAGACCAAATTTACTCGTCGTCGCGTTCGGCAACGTCACTTCGCCAGAAGCATCAGGCGCGACGCTGTTCACCGTCTTCACAGCCCCGGACTCGCTCCACTTCCCGAAGGTCACCCCATTATTGCAGTTGCGCCAAAAGGTGCGGACTGTGTTGTCGGTTTGGTTCGGAACGTAGCAGACTTGCACGATGTTCCCGCTGATGGGCGCCCCCGTGTCGTAGGCCTGCACAATGCAGAACGTGCAAGCAATCGGAGTATTCTTCAGCGTCCCACTACAGGCCCATGTTTTGTCATCAAGCAGCGTGTTCAGGTCCGCGTTGGCGATCTGGATCGTGTGATCTCGCTTATTCGCCAAGCCCTTCGTCAGCTCATCTTTTGTCGCCAGATGACTCATGTCGACATCGATCTGAATGTCGCCATTGCTGTCAGGCTTCTTCTTGTTCACAGTACGCACGGCGTCTTCAACATTTTCGACGCGCGTAATCGGAAACTGAATGACGGTGTTACCCGCCTCATCCGTCGTCGTAAAGACGATATCCTGTTCTTTCAGAGCCATTATTCAGCTCCCTCCTTTGTTTTTGATAAGCCGTAGTCCGGCTTTGTCGGTGCTCGGTCTCGGATCTCGCTGCATGTCTTGAGCCTTGCGAAGGCCGAGGCCTCCTCCTTGGTGACGACCTCGGCTTTCTTCGCATACTCATCGCTAAGGCTCTTCTCAAGCTTCGCTTTGAAATTGGCGAGCCCGTTTAAGTCGAGAAAACTGTTAGCCATGAGCACACCCCCTTACGCGAAGAGGGCGTCGATCTCTTCGTTCGTAATGCCAGTCATCGTGATCATCGGGGCCATCGGGTCCCAACTTTCGCCGTTCCAGACGACATTCATTCCTGCGTCAATCTGATGAGAAGGATCGGCACTCTCGACGTTGTACATATCGCCTGCCTTCACATCCTTGGTCGGCAGAGCCTCATAGTTTTCGACAGAGCCCTTGTAATTCACGGCACTCGCAATATCCGTTTTTAGAGCGTACGGCGTGAGATCGATATTGACGCCCTTCGAACTGACCGGCAGAGCACCGCCGTTGACGCTCACTTTTTCGAGTACGTTGACCTGAGCTCCCACAGCGACTCCTTGCAATTTTGTGAAGTCGGCAGCAGACATCAGCCCCGCAGCATCAGCCGTGGCCGGGCCATACGTCGTGTCCTGCGCCGGAATACCGAGTGCCGTGATGTCGCCCTTGACAACCTTCGTGCCGAGGGTAACGTGTCCATTGCCGTCGGTCGTGATTTTGTAGAGCCCAGACACAAGAGCGCCTGCCGTCACGGTCGGATGGACATAAACGGGCGTCTCCACGTCATTGATCTGGATGTTCCCGTTCGTTTCAGAGTTTTCGACCTTCGTCGCCTGAGCCGCGATACCTTGCAACTTGGCGAAGTCTCCCTTGCTCATCAGACCGTTTTTCTGATCCGTTGCAAGCTCATAGATCGTCTGCGGCATCGTTACCGTTGCGAGCGTTGCACCAGAGACGCTCTTCAACGTGATCGTGCGCCCCTCGATCGTCATCTGCCCGGCAACGACCGTCTTCAATTTGCTGTCGTAATGAGTCAAACCTTGCTTGTCTAAAAAAGCATTCAAAGCACTCATTTTTCTCACTCCCTTTACGATTAAAAAAGATTGTCAATGAAAGAGTTGTCGATGCGTTCGACGAAAGAGGTGCCATCCTGACCGTCCTCTCCGTCCTTACCAGGCGCACCGTCCTTTCCCGGCGGCCCCTGAATGCCAGGAACCTCAACGGTCACGACCTTGGGAACGATGTCCTGACATTGAGCATCTACTTGAATTTCTTCTTCTGACGTGATTTGCGCAGTAATTGCGAGCTCACGCCTTGCGCGCGCATTTAACACGAGTCACCTCCGGGGAGACCTTGATTTTTCCCTCAACGACCCGCGTGATTTCGCCGTCCGGAGACTGAAGCTCCAGGTCGTACAGCACCGTGTCACCCGGGTACCCTTCTGTGTTTTCATGTTTGAATTTCGCTGTGACCTTTCCCGCCGATTCATCGAGCAGAAGACGACCATTACACGTCGTCAGCGTGTCAATTGCTTCCTCGCTGAATGCGTACCTGCGCAACTGCATAGCGGCTGAATATCCTGTCAGGTCAAGCGGACCGTTCTTGTCGCTCAGGATGAAGGACACCGTCTTATCGGAGCCTTGATCGAGCGTAAAATTTTTGACCGCTGCCATGTTTCCACCTCCTTCAACTCAGGCCGTAATCGGGCTTTTCAGGAGCGCGGTCCCTTCGATCGCCTATGTCCTTCGAGAGATTGACAGAGATTGTTCCGTCAACATCAACGTCGACGTTCTTGCCGATCTTGATGTGACCCAGCTTGTCAGCAGTTGCAGCCGTCAGCTCGTGGACGATGCCAGTTGCGACAGCGCCCGTCTGGTCGACGGCTTCAGGAGCTCCGCCCGCCCCCGGACGGATCAACTTCCCCGCATTCTGTGCGGCCATGAGGCTCTTGTATGCCTCGTCTGAAACCGCCACCTTGTCGGCGGGCATGACATCCACCGACACAATCTCCGTGCAGTAAAAAGCGCGTTGAGACGCGCTGTAGAAGTAAGCCATTCTGTCCTCTCCTTTCAGAATCCGAGTGCCATCCAAAGCGCCGGGACTTTACCGTTTGCGTTGTGCTTGAAGGTCGCGTTCCCCTTCGTCAAGCCAGTAGCGACGAAGTCTGCTGAAACGTCCCCGGTCGGAGTTGCGTTCGCAAAAACGACTCCAGTCGGGAAAGCAACAGGGAAGGCAACGACGGTCGAACCATCGGCGGCAATCGAAGTCTTACCCCACTGCACAATCAAGCCATTCGGCAACTTCTGAAAGCCGCTGTCGCCATGATTCTTCAAAAAGGCAGACAGCAACCCAAACGGCGTCACAGCCTTCGTATTGTCCTTTCCTGAAAGCACTTCAGCCGGAACGGCGATGCGGATCAAACCGGTGCGGATTTCCGTCGCTGTTCGAGCGCTGAGACTATTCGGCGTGACGGCACGCGTTCCATCTGTTCCCGCGATCGTTTCTTCATTCGTCGCAAGCTCGACAACGCCGAGAGTCGTTGTCGTTGCGAGCGGGTTCAAGAAGTTCGTATCGCCGAAAGCGATAGAGTCCGCAGAGAAGTCCGTCACCGAAAGATCAATCGCGAGCAGCGCCTGCGACTGTGAAGCCTTCTGGATGATCGGAACCGTCTGCGAGCAAACCGCGAAAAGGGTTCCGCTCGCCGTGTAGAGACCGACCTCATAGACTGTGTAGGCCTCAGTCGAATCGTCACGAGCCGCAAGGTGGATGACGTTGTCTCCAACCGCACCTCCTGCGATGGTCGTCAGACGATTGAACTCTTCCTTCAAGGCCGTCTGGTCGTTCGTTGGCGTGTATTGCCCCGTGCCGTATCCCACCTCGGTGATGACGACGGGCGCGGTACCAGACTGCTCGGCGTTGACGACCTCTGCCAGACCGGCATCAGTGATCAAAATTGTGTTGGCCATTATTCGGCACCTCCTTGTTTCGCCAGAGCAGCAGCCACAGCCGCATCAACAACGGCTTTCAGAGTTGCTGGCGTGATGAGCTTCGTCGTCGACGTGCCAACCTTCGCCTCTTCAACCGTAGCAATTCGCGCATCGAGCGCAGCCTTTCCTGTCGCGGGCGTCATTGCCTTCAGAGCGTCTGTTCCGGCTGTAGCTTCAACCGCAGAAGCAATCTGAATCAGCCCCTTGGCGGCTTCACTTGCGTCCGGGGTCGCCTCATCGACGACAGCCTTTAAACCCGCAGGAGTAACGGCGCGTTCTTTGTCCGTCCCTGCCTTTGCCTCTGCCTCGGTCGCCAGTTCGACAAGACCGTTTCGTCCGGTCGTAGCTTTCAAGCCTCGAAGGCCGAGAGGCGTCACATAGAGCGTCCCGGACTTCCCTTCGATCGTTTCCGCTTCGGAAGCAGCCGCGCCTTTCAGGGTCGCAGGCGTGAGAGCAGCCGCGCCTTCCGTTCCCGCCTTCGCTTCGCCTTCCGATGCTGTGCGGATGAGACCCGCACGCTTTGCCGTAGAAGTCAAGCTCTTCAGACTGGCGGGCGTCACGACTCGCTGCGTATCGGTCCCTGCCTGCGTTTCTTCGTCAGTAGCAAGCTCAACGATTCCTGCGTTTTCACGTGTTGCGGCTGTGAAAGAGAAAGACATGTCGCCGAAAGTGACGTTCCCGGTGCTGACGCCTTCGAGCTTCATGTCGATAGCAAGGAGCAAATTGCTTGACTCCTGCTTTGCAATGATCGGAGTGCTCTGCGAGTAGACCGCGAAAAGCGTCCCGTCAGAAAGGAAAAGGCCGAACTCGCACACCTCGTACGCGCCCGGCCCGTCGTCCTTGCATGCGACGTGAATCGCATTGTCACCTGCTTGCCCACCTTCGAGAATCGGCAAGCGCTTGACTTGAGCTTGTAACTGTGTCTGCTCCTTACTTGCTGTGTATTTGCCGGTGCCGACACCGATCTCAGAAATGGTGACGGCGTTGGTCCCGGTCTCTTTTGCGTTGATAACGGCCTGAATACCTGCCGTCGTCAAAACGATGTCCATAAAAACCCCTCCTTATTTTGCGAGGCCGACGAGCGAGCGCATCGCGATAGGCCGTGCCCCGACGAAAATGCCGACAGCCGCATCAATGTCTCGGCTCACAATCTCTTCAGAGCGAATACGCGTGTAAGCCACCGGGCGAAGATAACCGTCAACACCCATGCCGCCCTGTAGCTGTCTCACGAGCACGAAGGTGTAATGCGAACGGACTGGCTTCGCGTCGTCGACGAGCGCGAAAAGGTCCTCCTGCATTTCGGCATCAAGCGTGCCGTCTATGTTTCCAAGCGTCGCCTGAATCTCGAACGTGTGAGGCGTTCCCTTGGGTTCCATCTGCCACCACTCTCTGATGGTCGCAGCCGAACCGATCGAAGAAACGGCATCTTTGACAGCACGAAGCGTCCCTTTCTTTCGCTTTTCCCTCACAACGTTTTTCAGGACGCTACGCTTCAAAGCAACGGGCCAGGAATCGCGCCAGACGCTCGCATCCCACCCATAGGCGACGTGGTCGAGCTGCGTGCTCGTGAGCTTGTCAATGCTGACGTAAATCGACGGAAGATCAACCGCCGCCGTCATATCGAGCAACTGCTTGTCGAGCGCCGTCGCGCTGTGCCTGACGTTGTCGTCTTGAGCAATTGAGTCCGGAAGCAAGTCGCTCAGCCTTACCTCCGCGAGCTCCTTACTCATCCTTGTAGCCCTCGTAAACGATCTTCACGCCCGTGCACTGCGCGACCTGGTCGCTTTCGAGCTTCTGGAAATCAACTGGCTTCATCGTCGGGTTGTCGATGCGCGAAGCTCCCGCCTGCATGACGTACTGAATGAGCCTTGCAGGGAGAATGTCGCGCCCGATTTTTCCTTGCTGCCACACGCGGTATTTTTCGACCGCCTTTTCAACATCAGATTTGATCTGCTCGGCGCGCGAACTGTCCTCGCGACTGATCCAGTAATGAATCTCAAGCTCATAATTCACGGCCTTCGGCGCAAGCACCTGGACGAAGTCCGTGAGAGGTCGACGCGTTTCATCACTCAAGTACGCATCGATCTGCTCAAGCGTTTCTTTTGAAGGCAATTCACCGCCCGCGAGCAGAACGTAAACATCGACCTCGCCTGGTGTCGGGGAGGTGACAGAAACGTCTAGCACGGAGCTCGACACGCTCTTCGCATGGTAGACATACGCCTTCTCAGGACCTGCAACAGAGAAGCCGTTCGGTGCGAGGCGAATGCGCTCTGCAAGAGACTCGTCGCTTTCCGCTTCGGAACCGCCCGTCGTGATCGTTGTGTTTTCAGCTTTCGAGACGAACGTCATCGGCTTGACGATCGTGTTGACCTGCCCGGCAAGGTAATCGTTGCCGATCGTACCCGCAACGGTGCAGGATGCCGTGACACTCCCTTCGAGCTTACCTTTCTCAATATTGAGTTCATGGTCCGTCGCGAAGGTCACAACCCCGTTCGTCACCTCAGTTCCAGCAGGGATCGTGTAGACCGTCGCCAGAGCCTGCGAAAGCGTGAATTTGATCGTCGTAACGGCCCTACTTTCGGCAAGACGCGTAACGCTCAAAAGCGTACCGAGCGCATCGAGATAGCCGTCCTGAGCGTATGAAAGCAGATTCTGCTGTGCCGCCAGATTCACGGCAGTGCGCTGCTGAATGATGACAGCAGCGAGGCTCAACAGGTAGAGGCGAACCGGGTCCCCCGCCGCGAGTGTGCGTCCGCTCGCTTGCTCGTACCCAGTAATGATCTCAGCCTTGATGGTCTCGGCATCTGTTTCCAAAAATTCAACCGCCGGTAAGTGCCAGCGTGGAATGGTTTCTGCCATGCCTTACTCCTCCTCTCCGATTTGAACGACGACACGCGGCTTCAAAATGCCGTCCATCGCGCTCGCCGTATCCTCGTCAAAGTCGACAGAAACGACTGTTGCCCTCGGCTCGTACTCTTCAATCGCGTCGATCACCTCAGACCGCATCAGCATCTTTGCAACCGGCATCGGCTTGTCGATATGTGCCCACGTCAGACCGAAATCTCGGTCCAATGGCACAGACCCTTTTCGCGTACTGAGGATCGTCCGCACGTTCTGCAGAATCTCTCGTACCTCGTCAGACGGCGCGAAGTCGACTTGACTGGACAGCGTTACTGTGTATTGCGCCATTTATGCCGCCTCCTTTAACGTGAGGCTGACCTCAGCAGAGACGCAGATGCCTATGTTGTTGTGATACTTGCGCTCCTCACCAATCGACTCAATGACGAACTTTCCAAGGTAATCTGGCCCGATGAGCAGTCGCTCCGCCTGTTTCTTCTCGAGCATTTTTTTGAGCTGAATGAGCGCTGTCAAAGGCGGCGTCCCCAACATTGAGTTCAGCTGAATGTTGAAGCTGACCTCCGTAAGCCCAGGGCCGATGTACTCAAGCACCGGCTTCTTTCCGATGATCTCGTGCGTCGCCCATCTGGCGCTGCGCGAGACGGACAGGTCCTTGAATGTGAATGTCACTGCACTACTGCAGAGAAAAGGCAGTTTGCCGAAAATGCCAACCGCACTGAAACCCAAGCCCATAGGAAGGCCCTCCTTTCTTATTTCGGCTTGCTCACGTCGGCCCCGTCACCTTGTTCAGTGTGAACGTGTGTCATGAGACTGATGCCGCCTGCCGTAATGTCACCGCTAGACGTCATCGAGCCCTTGAGTTCGATCGTCCCAGAGACAGAAGCCGTAGCACCGGAACCTCCAGAAATCGCCATGCCACCCTTCCCGGTGATCATCTTGTCGACCGTCAAGGTCCCCGTCACGTGCGTGTCGGGCGAGTTGATGGTCGTGCTAGACGAAGCATTCACGATGGCCGTCTCTGTGTTTACCGTTGTCGACGAACTTGCATTGACGGTGCAGTCCGTGCAATTGATCGTCAAAGCATTCGGCACCGTAATGGAGCCGTCCTGTCGATTGAACACAATCTCCGTACCGTCAATCGTCACAGTGAGCTTGTGCTCCTGGCGGTCGTAGCAGACGCGCGTATCGTCGTCGAAGACAACCGTGCGCCGGTTCTCGGTCGATTCCGGAGGCGTTACTTCGCCCGCGTAAATCGAACCGATGATGACGCCGTCTTCCTGCCCTTCACCGAAGAAAAGTACGATTGTGTCTTCGCCCACATCGGGCATCGCAAAGTCGTGATTCTTGAGCGTGTTGCGCTGAAGAACGGGTAGGTCGTAGCTCACGAGTCCATCCTCGTCGTCGAAAACAACGCGAGCAGTACATTTCGCAGGATCGATGCTCGATACCTCACCAATTTTGATGAGGCTCGGCACATCAGGAACTTTCCAAAGTGCGTCCATGCCGCACCTCCTCAATAGTTGTTGTTGACGCGTCGAACCGAAAGGCTCGTCACGTAGCCGCTCGTGCTGACGCTGTGCGAAGCGCTCTCGATGATGAACGCCCCATCGAACGACCCGAAGCCTTTCAGATTGATGACGACACCCGCCACAAGGGACGTGTCGCCGACAAGAGAAAGGCTACCGGTCATCTTTCGCAGATTGAGCTTGCGCAGCGTCGCTTTGGCGATCCGCTTAGCTTCGGAAATTGAAGTCGCACGCTTCTTGACCTGGTACTCCTGACCGTTGTCATCGGCGTTCGGGTCGACGTAGGTGTACGTCATGACGGCGGGATTTTTCTTCTCTGGAACGGCATCGATGTCGTACTCGTTCGACGTGTAGCCGCCTGCGGAGGACTTCTTCTTTTCCTTAGGGTTGCGGTATGAGATCGTGCAACTCTTGTACGTCTCAGACTGCTGCGACTCAAAGTCCCACGAAAGAATGTCCGAAACGCCCAGCGTGAGTGTTTTGACCGGCTTCTTCTTCTCGTAGAAAGCCTGGTCGAAGATCACAATCTGCGAGTCCGTCACCTTGATCGAAAGCCCGGCGTCTTCACATAGGCGCGAGAGAAACTTCAAGTTGCTTTCTGCCTTCTGATCCTGTCGGTCGTAGCTCGGGTTCTCCTTCGAATCAAAGAGGAGCTTGACTTTCGCGGCCGCCGCTATCTCCTGAGCGATGCCCTTTAGCGTTTTCTTTTCCCATGCCTTTGTCACCATCTTTCGACGGATCGGTGTATTCATCGGGACCGACACGGCCCGCATCTCGAAAACACGAGGCGAGCCACTGGTGCGGAGCGAATCGACGAAGAACTTTCCGCAGAAAAGCTCGCGCTCTTTCTTCCCATCAACCGTCCCGGATCCGATGTAAGCTCGGACGACTTCACCGCCGTCCGGCTTCCACTTGCTCGCCCACTTTCCCGTCGGGTCCTTCAAAGTGATGCTGATTTCGTCAGCCTCATTTGTCTCTTTGTCGTCGTACGTGAAAGAGAGCAGATCCGGCAGAATATCCTCCGACACCGACTTGCCGGCTTCGGTGAAGAGGAGCCTCAAATTGGTCTGGATGGGGCCACTCATCGCGTTCCCTCCGGACGCTTCCAAGGCGGCAGATTCTCGGCAAACTCAGCCGATTCCGTGTCAATGTCCGGCACATTGAGCACAACGCCAGCACTAAAGAACACCGTCTTCCGGTGCTGTAAATTCGCGCGGATCAACTGGTCCATCAAAGCTTCGGAGCCATAGACTCGTTTGGCGATGATGTCCCAGGTGTCCTGCGCGACGGTCGTGTATGTCTTCACGTCACCGCCTCCTTATGCAAAAGATAGACGCTGCTGATCCGCCATAAGACGGCGCAGGTCCTTTTCAAGCTGTCGGCGACCTTCATCAAGGCCGCGCTTCACGCCTTCGTAGGCATCACCAGAGCCGCCCGAAACGTTGATGACAGGAGCGAAATTGACGGTGATGCCGCCTCCCATGCCGACCCCGGCACCGAGCATGTTCGAGAGCTTCGACAGCGGAATAACCGCCTCAGGCTCCCCACCCTCGCCGATATTGGCAAGCGTTGAGCGCGTTGCGATGCCGCCCGTAGCAAGCTGCGGAATCTTCGGTAGGTTGACACCAAATGTCTGACCGCCGAATTTCGGAACCCACTCCGGAATATCAACCGAAATGCCGTTGATCGCGCCGATTGCGCCATTCACCAGATTAATGACGTTGTTGATTGGAGCCTTCGCAATACCAACAAGCGCCTGAAACGCGTTCGAGAAGATGCCCTTGACGTTTTCCCAGGCCGCCGACCATTGACCAGTGAAGACGTTTTTCACGAACCCGATGAGATTCGAGAAGACACCCCAGACATTCTTCGCAACGTCAGCGACAATCGCGAAATTTGCCTTCACGACCGAAGCAATGTTCGGGAAGTTCGAGGAGAACGAACTCCACAGCTCGACAGCCTTCGCCTTGATCGTGTCCCAGTTTTTGTAGACCGCGAGACCGGCTCCTACTAGCAACGTAAAAGCCGTAATGACGAAGCCGACAGGATTCGCACGCATTGCGCCATTGAGTAGCAGCATCGCCCCACGCATCAGCTTCGCCGCAGTCGTTGCAGCCATAACGACGAGCTTCCACGCACCGAGCGCAACGGCCTGAGCCTTCGACGCGATCGTCGCAAGCACCGTGCTGTTACGCATCCACAAAATGGCCTTCTGAATGTTCAGGAAGCCCTTGTACATGGAGATGACCGGGCTCGCCAAAAGCGCGAAGCTAAGCCGTAACGCATGAAAGGCAGCCACAGAACCGAGAATCGCTCCGCCGACCTTCATGGCCGTCAGAATCAACGACTGATTCTCACTCACCCACTTGATGACGCCCTCGCTACTTTTCACGAAGGCTTCTGCCGACTTTCGGACAGCTGGAAGAAGAGCGGTCCCGATTCCGCCGGCGACTAACTTGACCGCGTTACCTGCAATCTGCAGTGAGTTCGAAGTCGTGTCAGCCCTGGACTGGAACTCTTTCAGCATGGACCCGGCATACTGAGCCGGGTCGGAAATCATCGCAAAGTTGCCCGCAAGCAGGTCGCCCTGCTTGGCAAGCGTTGCAACCGCAGACTTGACGCCCGCTTCGTTCCCGAAGAGCGCGCCGATGATCGACGACTTCTGATCTTCTCGCAGGCCGTTGATGCGCTTGAAAACGTCCTGAATGGCCTTCTGAGCGTTCTCAGAGTTCGATGTCATCATGTGGGCCATTTTGCCCGCATCAATGCCGAGCTCTTCCATCGCCTTCTTCTGCCCCTTTGTTGCACCTTCACCAGACGACAACGCGTTAATGAAGGACATCATCGACGTCGAAGCTACTTCAGACGAAACGGACGCGGATCGGAAGGACCCTGCCAGAGCAGCAATCTGCTTCTCATTCATCGCAGTCAAGCCCTTAAGAGCACCACCAGATCGAGCAAGCACCTCGACAACATCCTTGGCGGATGCCGATGTGGTGTTGCCGATCTGGTTGACGATGTCAAACATCGCCTTACTCTGCTCGATGTTGATGCCCATCTTCGACTGGATGTCCGCATAGGCAGCACCAACCTCATCGCCCGTCATGTCGAAAGCGATTGCCATCTGGTTCTGAATTTCAACGAGCTTCAGGGCTTCGTCAGCCGTCTTTGCGATGCCGGACTGGAAGGCGTTCGCCGCCATTGCCGTCATGTCCTCAGTGCTCTTCGCATACTGGAGTGAGAGTTTCTGAATGCCGTCAAAGACTTGCTTGTAGTCGTCCGAGAACTTTCGGAGCTCGGCCTGCTGATCTTCAAAACTCATGGCCTGCTTGACCGGCGCACCTGCGGTTGCGGCAACCGTAGCACCAACGCCCATAAGAGTGCCCGCGCTGGAAGATCTCATTTCGCTCATCTTCCCTTGAGCATCACTGGCCTTTCCTAGGCGCTCGTTGATCTTCGCAAGCCTCTGTTGTGCCGCTCTAGCCCTGTCAGCTGATTGTGCGAGCGCATTCTGTCGCTCGATAAGCGTCCTCAGGTGCGTGCCGGTCGTTCCCATCTGCCCGTCGAGTTCGCGCAAAGAAGATCGATTCCGCTCAAGAGCAGCCTTCGACTTTTCAAGGGCGGCTTTCGCCTTATTGAACTCGGAGACCATCTGGGCGGACGGCTCCTTGGTCGCGCTCATTGCTCTTCCAAGTGCTGCGACCTTTTCTTTCGCACGGATGTACTCTCGCGAACTTTCGCCTACAGCCTTGCGTGCCTTTACCAGGCCGTCCATCTTTGCAGCTTTCGCATTCAGCGTAGCGAGTGAATCACCCATGCGGGCGACGGTCTCCTGCCCTTTCTTGAAGGTGTTCGCGAAGTCTCCGGAAAGCTTCCCCGCGATCTTGAAGGCAATGTCGTAAACCTTCGACATGAGGTCACCTCCTTACGAAAAAAGGCGATTTCCCGCCTTATTTTTTCTTCGCCGCCCGAGCTTCTGCTTCGAGCTGCTTTGTGATCGTCCTGTTCCATGATGCGAGCTCAATCAACGGCTCTTGCATCCATTCGAGAGCGCCGCCTTTCATGACGCGAGCAATAGACACCGCCGCCGACTTGACCTCATCGTCAGGATCAGACCGCTCCGCAACGCCGATCACCCCAACAAAAAATTGCTGACTTCCTGCCCGATTGCGCAGTAGTCCTTGGCGGGAAGGTTTTCCATGAACTCAATCGGAAGCTTCGCGGCCTTCGCTGCAAGGTACACGCAGAAATCAGTGTCCACGGCAACCAACGGAGAAATATTCCCCGCACGCGCCCATTCGCGCTTCACCGCAGACACATCCTTGCCAGTAAGGACATCAAGGTTCAGTTCGATCTCCGTGTACTTCTGGCCTTCAAACTCATATTCCTTAGAGAGGATGTACTTCATGTTTTTCACTCCTTTGTTTTGGGATTGCCGGGGCACGACTCATGCCGCCCCCGGCGTAGTGCTTTACGCCAAGCCCAGGTCCTTTCGAACGCTGGCGAGCTTGTCTTCCCCATCGAACTTGGCGATGAAGTTGTACTTGTCGATTTCGATGAGCTCCTTGCCATTCACAAGGACCTTCATGTAGATCACCTCGAACTCGCTTTCGCTGTCGGTCGTAGAGCCCACTTCGAACGATCCGAGCGAGATGCTCTTTGGCGTCGCACGCAGAGACACGCGCACCGGCACAGACGAATATTCGCCAAGTGCAGCATCGTAAACCTGCTGCGATCCGCGCAAATCGAGCGCATGCGCCTTCTGGTTCGCGAGCTTTGCAAGTTCGGGCGTGATGGTGCGCCAAGTGAAGGTCGCAGTCATCGAACCGAAGTGGCCGAGAATCGGGCTCTCAACTTCGCCGGCGATACCGGCTCCGCTGACCGTGTCGCTCATCGCTTCAATGGACGGGAGGTCCACATTCGCGACGCCGAGCAAGTCGTTTCCGTCGTTGTAAACGCGGAAGTTAATCAGGCGCTCGGGCACCTTGTTTCCAGTTGCCATAATTCAAGCCTCCTTATTCAAACAGCGTCGAGAGATAGCTAGCGTCGTATTCAAGGATGAAATCGATCTCGCGATTCGGAGACGGCGGCGTCACGTACACATGGAAGCGTGCGATGCCGTCCATCAGGTCCGTCGTCGGGTTTTCGCTCTCAAGGAACTCCACGCGACCGCCGAGGATGTACTGGCGAGCAGCGAGGCCGTTGAGCCAAATGTTTGCACTGTCAACAATCGTGTCGACCTGACGGCGGTTCAAAGGCGCATCCACGCGCTGCCAGAAGGTCTGAACAAGCGTGTTGCCGACCCAGTTGAACATTCGTCGAACCGGAATGAAGGAATCCTTCACGTCCGTGTTGCCCGGGTAGCAGGCCATTCGATTGCCCCAGCACACCCAACCGCCGATGAAGTTGAGAGCTGTCACGACGCCCTGGCCGTTCAGGTAAGCGCCGTTTTCAGGCCCCAGCCAAACCTCCTTGCCGTTCGAAAGGACCGTGGAAGTCATCTGGAAGTTCTTATTGGACGGGCTGACATACGGCGTGCTGTCGTTTTCACCGTCCACCTTGCCGATAAGGCCCATGAGCTGAGTACTCATGTGGTACGCCGTGCCAGAAAGGGCAAGCATCGGCCAACATGCGACTTGCGCCTCATCGACGACGTTATTGTTGTTCTTCCATTCAGCGACCTTCGAGTAGGAATCGACGGTATCTGTCGGAACATCAATCAGAGCAATAGCCCTGAAGTGTTCGTTGATGTTGACGGCCTTGGCCGCCATCACAGCCGCGACTTCAGGATCGCTCGAATACTTCGGAGCAACGATCTGCCCCGGGACAAGACGGAAGCGCGGGAAGCACTCGCCGACAAGTTCAAGACCGCTCTTTGCACCTTCAACGGAAACGCCGCCGATGATTTCCGACTTCGTCACAGCAGACGGATCGAGCTTATCAGCCGCAAACGTCAGCGAGGCGCCGACCGGCACCTTGAAGCTGTCCTCATCCTTCTTCGACGTGATGACCAGATGGCCTTGATCGTTGAAGGTTGCAACGAAGTCCGTGCCTTCCTGATAGGTCGTCACGTCCTGCGAGAGTTTCAAGGTAGACAAGATAATGCCGACCTCGGCAATCGTTGCGGAGCCCGTCTTCGAATCAAGCGTCACAGTCTTAGCCGTCGCCGTCTTCTTGTGCTTCGTAGGATCGAGCACATTGACAACGATGACCGGCGCGACGCCAAAGAGAGCGAACTGCGAATAAATCGCCTCACTCAGTGTGAAGTCGTACTTTTTTAGACCGCTCGCGCTGTCCTCGACCGGCGGCACGTAGCCGAAGGCAGCGACAGCCTCGTCATACGAGTAGCAGAGAACGGGCTTGTTGACGTTCGTCGGGTCGGTCATATTGACCGGAGCAGTCCCGACAATGAAAGGAATAGCCGCCTCCACCTGCACCGGCGGCAGGATCGAAGTCGGCACTTCGGAGATTTTTACCCCGTGGTTGTATGCCATGTTATGACCTCCTTAGAGTTCATTTTTAAGTTGACGCACATAGGCGTTCAGGATGTCGCCCTTCACACCAATGCGCTTTCTCGCCGTTGCCAACTCGGACACCTGGACGAAAAGCCCACGGAGGGCCTCACTCTTTTCGCGCATCGATACGATATGCGGAGGAAACGCCCCTGCACGGAACACCGCATTGCGCATCAGTGCACCACCGCCAAGAGTCGGGCCGATATAAACGACAACCTTTCCCTCGGTGGTTTGCGCCTTTTTATTTGTGGGTTTCTTCATAGTCATCAGAAGTCCTCCTCCTTATCAATTGGCTGCGGCGTGCGGATGTCCCACGTCGTCTGCATGTCGAGCTGCCAGTACGGATAGGGCTGCTCCGCATAGGTGCTCCACTTGATCGGGTGTTGCAACCGGTATCGATTGGCTAGAACCATCCCAGGCAAGGAGCACAACGCCGTGCGAATTCGGGCCATGACGTTCAGGCAATACTCGTGCCCGTCGTACTCTTCGGAGTAGGTCCCAACAATGATCGAGACCTTCACCTCCGTCGAGTCCTGATCGGTTGCACCTTCATCCGCTCTGACAAGAACGAAAGGAAAGTCGTCCTTCTGTCCAGTACGCTTCGGCGGCAGATACCCGTTGACGACCTGCGGAGCGCGAAGCTCGCCCTCTGCAAAACCGCGCTCAGGCTTCGTTGGAAGCGCGAAGTTCTTCACAGCCGCCGCAACCAGTTCACGGATCGCACGCGTCAATTTGTTTTCGACCATTCGGTCACCTCCTACACTTTCAAAATGCGGTTGACTTCGTGGTCAAGGCGCTTGACGATCATTTCATCGGTTCTCTCTTCGATTGCCTCCACAACCTCCGGATTGCCGATGATCGACGGGATTGAAGGGCCGAGCTTCTTCTCAATCGGAAGACGCTTTTTCCCTACGCGCTGCATGATCTTTCCCTGCCAAACAAAGGCCTGCCCCAAGGGCTTCATGCCGCCTTCGCGCTTTACAGACACGCGGACGCGCTTCCGGTTTGCACCAGTGCTGTCCGTTTTCGGCGAATGTTTGTAGGCCGCAAGACCGAGCATTGGACCTCGGCTCACAATCTCCGCTTCTAACTTTGCGTGCGTCGCCTTGCTCGTTGTGAGCGTCTGGCGAACATCTCCGGCCTTCACGGTGTAGCGAGCCCTAACCTCTTTCACGGCCTGCGTCTTCCCTGCCTGCGCCGCACGATTGATTGAGCGCATCATTGCAGTCTCAACGCCGCCCGGCACTTCGCTGAGGAGCTTTTTCGCTCGCTCGATCGCCTGGTCGGAAGTCACCTTGATGGATGAAGTGCTCATTGCTCATTCGCCTCCGTCACAATGACGAGCACGCCGCCCTCATTGCTGACAGACTTGACAAGATGAAGCGCGCCGTCGATGTTGAGAAGCTCGCCCTCGACCGGCGTTTCAATCACGCCGACTTCGACGTATATCGTCAGTTGGTTGACAAAAACGCCAAGGTATGAATCGTCGCCGTTCGCCTGCGTGATGATCTTGTCGAGAATGCACGGCACAACCTCATGGCCAATTTCGTGCTCCTCGGCAAACTCGTCGAGGTTGATGAAGACGTTCTGCACGTCAGCAGCAACGGAATCCTTGAAGGCACTCATCCCGCCACCTTCTTCGTCGTGCGACGCTTGACAGGTTGCTTGACTTCAACTTCTGGCTCATCTTCTGCTTCGGGAATCGGAGCAAAAGCAGCTTCCGGCGTCGGCAATGGAGCTTCTTCGACAGGGTCGTCCTCGACCTCATTCACGCCGACAAGCGCCAGATTTTCCTTGAGAAGCTGAAGGCCGACCGTATCGTCAACCTCGATCTCCTCGCCTGCCGTGTAGCGTTTGCCGGAAATGAGAAGGTTTTCTAAAAGAACAACTTTCATTTCTGTCCCTCCTACGAAAAAGGGCAGGTCGTATTGCCTGCCCTAATTCGGTTTTTGTCGCTCTTAAGCGAGAGCTTCGATGACGTGGAAGCCGTGAATCTGCTGAATGATCGGCAGCGGACGGCTCTTGATCTGCACAATACGACCAGACGGGTTGGCGCGCTGAACCCAAGAATCAGGGACACGAGCGCCTTCGTAGAACTTGACCGCATCATCACCGGTCAAGGAAACCAGGCCGTAAGCAAGCATCGTCTTCGCGTTCGGGCTTGCGAGCATGCAGAGTTTTTCGGGAACCATCGGCTGTTCCTTGCCGGCGTCATCCGTGTACCACTCGTCATAAGAGTAGATGTCAAGACCGGAGTCCTTGAGATAGCCCCAGTACGTCACGCCATTCGGCAAGTGCTGCGGATCAATCGCGCCCATGTCGACGCGACGCATATCGAGCTGATTGGCAGTCGTGAGCTTATCGAGGATCGTATCAAGCACCTTCGAGCCGCAGATCAGCTCGTGCGGAGTAAAGCCGCCGGACTGAATCATCGTGCGACGAAGCATACGAAGATCGCCCATGATCTGGGAGGCGTCAGCAGCGTCCCACTTCGTGCCCAAAGTAGTCTTCGGCTGCTCCTTCGCCTCCAGGTGAGCCCAGTAGTTCAGAACTTCATCGTAGCCTTCGCCCTTGACCGTCACCTTGCCCTGGAAAAGAGCCTCGGCGCACATGACCTCTTCACGACGCGTGATGATGTCGTCGAGGTCGGACAAGTCCTTGCCGAGGATTTCGGCAGCACGCTGCGTCGGGCTCTTTGCGGAGTAGATCGTTTCGCCAGGCAGGCGCTTCAGCATATCTTCTGCCGTCGTCACGCGCATCGGAGAAACTTCCGGCGCTTCGTAACTTTCCGTGCGGAAACCTTCGCGTGTCAGCACGACACCGCCAACCTTCGGGTTGACGAAGGGCGCAATCTTGCGACCGCCGCGACCGATGATGTCGAAGTCGATCTTCTGGGTGTGGAAGGTCGGGCGATTCGTAAAGTAGCGATCGCGCAACCAGGTGGAATTGCTCTTTTGGCCTTCTTCGACCATCGCGAGCATCGTGCGAGTAGTAAACATATCAATTGCCATTGTTGTAGTCCCTCCTGAGATTTAGATGCTCGGCTTGAAGAAGATGCTGACCTGACGAGCAGACGGCTTGAAGTCCGCAACGGCAGCGCTGTTCTCAGCGTTAAAAGAAAGAGCATCTTCGTTGAATTCGCCGGTGAGATACACGGCAGCGACCTTGTCGCCGGAAGCCGTATCCACGTCCTCGGCAAGAACTGCATACACTGCAGAAATCGTCGTCTTCCCAGAGTCAACCTTGCAGAGCGTGCCGTCCTTATCAAGCAGAGCGCCGCGCTTGAGCACGCCCTGGCTAGTCTTGACCATCATGCTGTCAGCAACAACCGGCATGATCTGCGACGCAGCGAAAAGATTGTCGACAGTCGTCGTATGAGTTTCTTGCATTGCCATTTCTTCTTCCTCCTTTACTTGCGAGCGAAGGCGCGCGCACCTGCTTCAATGGCCGCCTTCATTTCGGCGTCCTGCTTTGCCTTCGCTTCGGACTTGGGATCAAGACCCTCGTTGCCTTCGGGTTCGATGCCCTCAAGTGCCTTCGCGTCATTCGCGCGAGCCTTGAGCATCTGTGCGCCGCGAGCCTTGTCGGCCTTCAGGATCTGAACTGCAAGCGCTTCTGCGGTCGTCTTGCCGTCGAACTTCGCAGCGTTTACAAGGTTTTCATGACCGACGACAGCGATGTCTTCAATTGCCTGAATGCGTGCACGTTCCTGCGCAGCGCCTTCGACCATTGCTTCGTTGCGGATCACCTGAACCAGTTCAGGGTGTTCCGCCTTCAAGGTTTCAAGATTCATTTTCCGAACCTCCTTCTTTTGAACTGCGGACGCCTTCGGCTCTTCCGCGTGAATGAAACCTTCAGGTGCATTCGCAAAGAACTGCGCGCTCACCTTCAGGTTGTTGACCATAACGGCGTCACCCACCGCACGGTTTTCGACGACCTGGCTTTCGTCGATCTCGTCAGCAAAACCGAGCTCAACCGCTTCCTCAGCAGTCAAGAACGACTCTGCGTTCATTAGCTTGTCGAGAGTCTTTTCATCGAGACCGGTCTTCTCGCTGTAGATGTCGCGAACGCTGAGTCGAACCTTCTCAAGGTTTTCTGCCGCCTCCTTCATCTCGCGCGGCGTCAGAGCATCGGTGCTCATGCGCACGGGATGGACGAGCATCATTGAGCCGCGCGGCATGACCACCTTCGCATTCTTGGCGCTCGTGATGATCGTGGCCGCACTGGCCGCCATGCCCGCGACGGTGATCGTCACCGGGCCTTTATGACGGGAGATCAGGTTGTAGATCGCGATCCCCGTGTATACGCTCCCGCCCATCGAATTGATGTAAACGTTGAGCGGCTGGTCGTCGCGAACTACAGCCATGTCGGCCTTGAAACTCGACTCATCGAAACCCTGATCCCAAAAGCCCCCCCCAACCGACCCAAACAGGTCAAGCCGTGCGGGGGCATCTTGAGCAGCCGCCGTGAATTGATAGAACTTGTTCTTATTCATCTGTTTCCTCCTTCTCCGGTTCCGTCATCGGTTGAGCCGGAGCTGTCGCACTCAGACCGTCTTCCCTGCGCATTGCCTCCTCGCGTTTGCGCACAGCGTGGACCTGGTCGTACTTCATGCCAGTAAGCTCAGCCGCCTCTCGTTCGCGAGTGCTGAAGCCTTCATCGACTCGAACCTTCGCGGCATTGGCTTCCTTCAGCGGATCGAGCTGTCCCTGCGCATCGCCGAACCATTCGGCCCCGCACCATGCAGCACGGATCGCCGGGTCGTCAAAGAAGCCGGGCGCTTGCACACGCCCCTTCAAGACGGCCTCGGTGAGCCACTCCTCATAAATCGGCTGACAGAAATTCCCCACGAGCCATTCGCGGCGCATGCGGAACATCTTCCAAGCCTCGAGAAGCGAAGCCCTCGACGCGCTGTAGGACGCTGTGAAGTTCTTCACGAGAAGTTCGTAAGGAATCTCAAGCGCCGCACCGATCTGACGACAGATAGCAATCACGAAAGGATCAAAGTTGGGGTTCGGTCGACTCGGGTCCGCAATCTGAACCTCTTCACCTTCATCAAGGGCAACGATCGAGCCGTTCCCCATCTCATAGGCGTTTGGGGCCTTGTCGACCTGCATCGCCGGATTGAAGGCCGTCGCGAGTGGAGAATCGGGAGTGTTGCTCTTGACAAAAACTGTGAACATCCCGGACACGACCGCAGCCATCAGTTCGGCCTCTGAATACCTGGATAGTTGCTTCAGAGCCTCGATGACAGGAGCAAGCATCGGCACGCCTCGGCGCTGTGCTGGACGCTCTACGTCTGCCATGATATGCAGAACGTTTCGTCGACCTGTCGTCGTACCGAAAGCAAGCACGCGCTTCCATTCCTGCTGCAGGTCTTGACCGATGCGAGGGATCGCGCCCGGATGATGTTTCGCCACCCAATAGGCAACGGTCTCACCATACGTCCCGACCTCGATGCCGCCAAGAATGTTTGCAGTCGTAGAGGCATTGAGCGGATCGCACACGCGGTCGGCTTCAATGAGACCGATGCGCAGGTCGTAGGCGCAACCCTTGCGCGGAATGATCGGCATCGTCACAAAGACGTCTCCACTCATCAGAGCCGAAAGGAGCACCAAGGACTGAAGCTGAAAGAATGTCTGCCGGCGCTCGGCGTCGCAGTTCACGCTTTCAGACCACAGACGCCATTCGCGTTCGGTGTTCTCTTCCCATTCCTTCGCTTGCTCCTCTGTGAGACCGAGGAACTTCGCGTCGACCTGTGCATTCAGCGCAAGACCGGAACCGACAACGTTCGTTCGTACCGTCTTCAGAGCGCCGGTCGCAAGAGGCGACCCCATGTAGAGATCGCGCGAGCGATTGCGAAGCGTTTCCAAGTTGTCAACGATGTCCGCATCCGCATCGCTTCCGCCGGACAGCCATCCGATCAAGGACTTCTTTGCGTATGAGCCACCGTGCCGTGAATAGCCCGAGTTCAGAATTTCGAGCTTTCTTCGTGCCTCGAAGCGCTTCAACGCACGCTCAGGACTGATCGCCCTGATTGCTTTGTCAAGCAGATTCATTTGCAAGCCTCCTTACAGGTCGCGAGGGACTGCGCGCATCACGCGCGCCCCCTTACGTCCGTTTTCGAGCTTGTCGATTTCGTTGCGCCAGTACTTGATGCGAGCCGCAATATCTGAAAGCGAAGCTCTCGTTAAGCTACGCGTTCCGATTTTGTAAGACTGGCCAGAGGCAACCGCGCGTTCGGCATCGAGCCACATCTTCAGATTCGCGCGGGCCTCGTCTATGGTGATCCAAGACATGTCAATGCCTCCTTATTGTTTGATGTACTCCAAGAGGACGGAAGCTTGACAACTGTTGTCATCAGCTCCAGTCAATTCCTTGAGTCTTTCGAGTTCATCTCGCGTCTCGCAGGTAACCTTGAAGACAAGTTGACTCTGAGGACTCTCGTCGTCGACCGTCTCATCGTTTTCGATTTGGGCCGGGATTTCCGCCAGAAGAAGTGCATCGAGCTCTTCCTCAGAAAAGCCCATGACATCAAGATTGAAATCAACGTCCTGAAGTTCACCGAGCTCGATGCGAAGAAGCTCTTCGTCCCACCCGGCGTTGAGTGCCAACTGATTGTCGGCAATGCGCAGTGCTTTCTTCTGCGCGTCGGTGAGCCCCTTCAGGCGGATCGCCGGCACTTCCTTCATGCAGATCGACTTCGCGGCCAATGTTCGACCGTGGCCTGCAATGAGCTCATTGTGTTCATCAATCAATACAGGGTTTGTAAAACCGAACTCCTTGATCGATTCCGCGACTTGCTTTATTTGCTCGTCGCTGTGCGTTCGGGCGTTTCGCTCGTACGCTTTCAGATCGTCAACGTTGATGTATTCGATCTGCGTTTTCTGTTGTGCCACTAGGCTTCAACTCCTTTACAAGGTGATCCCCTTTGAAAGGGTTCCGCGCGACCTACGCGGAGCGGTCTGCTGCTTGAGTGCTCCCCCATTCGCATAAAACTCCTGCAAAAAATCGAAATTAGGCGAGAGAAGCTCCAGTGCAGCAGTCGCATAGACCGCGCAGTCAAGAGCCTCGTTTCGTTCGCGGATTTTCTTCCACGCCATTTTCGAGACACCTTTCTCGAAGTGTTTTTCAAGCACCTCAGCGGTCAGTTGCTTGAAGAAGTTTTCAGAGAAGCCCCTGTCCTCCTGCGACGCATAGTGCGCGAAGTTCGGACCAGGGTCCTGCACGGAAAGCCTGTTCATGACGAGCGACTTTCCACTGTCAACACCGAGCGTGAAGAGCGTTGCCTTCATCGCGTTGCTCTTCGTCGGCGTATTGATGAACGGGACACCGATGCCGCCGCGCCCCTTTACAGAGAAGACGCGCATTCGTTCGCGGGCTTTCGTATACTGGTAGACATTCGTCGTATATGTACCGTCACCCGAGTCGACGCAGGCACAAGCGACCGCAATGTGGACGCCGTTCAGCATCGAATGCTGGCGCTGCAGGACCGCGTCAAGTTGCTGCCATGTTCTCGCATCGTCCGGGCGGCCATAGAGCACTCGGTGCTCAATGCCCCAACACTCTCGGCCGACACCCCACCCGTAGACCGTGCATTCCAGTCGGTCGTGCTGAACGTCGATACCGGCGGTCAGTAGCAAGACGCCGTCTGGGAGAACGCCGTTTGCCGGATAGCTTTCGCGTCGGTTGAACAGTTGCTCCCAGTTGTCTGCATCGGGATTGCTCTCTTCCCACGCTTCGCCGAGCTTCAGGTTCACGAACTCCATGAGCCCGTGCTTGTCTCGGTTGTGGTTCACGGAAACAAACTCATCCACAAGGTCGTGAAGGTTCACCCACGGCGAGTACAACGCGTTGACGTGGTAGCCCTTGATCTTGCTGCCCGGGTTCGTTGCAATCCAACGGCCACTCTGTAGCAACTTCGGATCGGGCTTGTAGGCACCTCTCGTTATGCAGCCGCACTCTGGACAATGCATGCTTGCCGTCATCGGCAGCGCATTCCCTTCGTCGTCTTTCTGCCAGGTCACGTTTGCCCATTGCAGAATGTGTTCCTCACCGCAATGCGGGCACTTGACAAAGAATCGACGTTGATCACTTCGTTCGTACCAGTCGTCAATCTTCGACGCGCCTTTGATTGTCGGCGTGCTGACCAAAATGATCTTTCTGTTCCCGAAGTTCTGAGTTCGCTGAATGGCGAGTTTCAGAGGATCGCCTTCCTTCGTCACGCCGTAGCGGTCCACTTCGTCACAAAGAAGGACGCGGATCGGGCGAGACGCAAGACCAGCTGGCGAGTTCGCGCCGACAAGAGCCAGATAGCCACCAGGGAAATGCTTCATGCGAATAGTCGTACTTGACTTTTTCGCAGAGCCGCGACCGTCCTTCCCTTCTTCGAGCTTGCCTTGCAAGCCTGGAGAGTTCTGGAACATCGGCTCGATGCGCTCCTTCGAGAACGCCTCGGCCATTTCAACTGTCGGCTGAAGCATCAGCTGAGGAGCAGGCTCCTGGTCGGCGTAGTAGCCCATGATGTTCAGGAGCATCTCCGACTTGCCGAGCTGTGACGAGCAACACATGACGACGATTTCCGTGCGCCTGTCCGTCGCAGAGTCCATAGGCTCCTGCAGGTAGGGAGTTCGACTTGTGCGCCACATACCTGCTTCAGGAGACGTACCAGAAGCGACGACGCGGAACTTGTCGGCCCACTGGCTCCCGGTCAAACGAGAAATGGGACGGCAGGCCGTAGCCCACGCTTTCGACCAGATACCCATTCCATCACTCCTTTGCAAACCGCGAGCCGTTGATCGTTTTCAGAAGGTCGCGGAAAATGTCCTCAAGGACTTCCTCGGCTTCGCGCTGCGTCCGATTCTCAAGCAGGGCCGAGTAACGAGTCGGGGCGGAAATCGCGAAGTTTCGGAGCATCGCTGCTGCCTCTCTCGCGTCCGCCTCAACCTCAGCAACCGAGACATATTCGCCCTTGAGCTTTTTGTATTCGAGGTCCTTGATCTTTGCGGTCGCGACCTCTTTTGCGAGCCGGGCCTTGTTGAACGCCTCGTTAACGTTCAGCGCAGACGATATTTGCTTGTCGTCTTCGTCATCGCTCGTGAACACGTCCGCAGTCTTTCTGGACGTGCGACGGCTCGCCTTTTTTCGTTCTTCAGACTTGACCAGAGCCTTGAAGGCTTTCAGGCCTTCTTCTAACGGAATCTTTCCATCGACAAGAGGCAGCTCGCCAGTCTTGCACTTCCCGCTTACGTATGCGGCACTACGTCCGACCTGGCGCGCAAACTCTCGCATGCTGACGCCATCGTTCGCCATGCCAACACCTCATTTTGTTTGGTAATTCCATCTTCACGCGTTCGCGCTTTCGCTTCAATACCGGCGAGCGCCGGCAAGCGTAAACCGTTCACGGAAAGCGTAAAGTGAAATGTTCATAAACACCCTTTTGAAAATTGCATCTAGACCGTTTTCGGGGTCGGAACCGCCCGCAAGGGTCTCAATCCCCCGGAAGGACCCGTGCATGCTTGCGCGGCTTGTATGGCCCGCGCTTTCCTCGCCGTTGATTGCTGTTCTGCACTGCGTAAGTCGTCCACCTGCAGTTGTCTGGGCTGTACTCGCGGTCGTTGTCAATACGATCAATGGTGAGCCCTCGACAATAACCATGCTTGAGAGACCAGGTGCAGAAGACCTCGAAGTCATCGCGCCATTCATCGCAAACGAAGATGCCACGTGCACCGTAGTACTTGAACTTCTTGTTTGATGCGTTGTAGCAGCGCTCCTTCATAGTTCCCCAGATGAAGTACAGAAGGCGGTTATCCTTCCTGAGTCTTGCCTGGCGTTCAGCTTCACGCTGTTGAGCCATCACATCCTTCTGGGCTGCTTCAGCAAAGGAGCGGGATATATCCTGCCTCGCCGCCCCACCGCATTCACAGTTGATCCATCGTCCGCCGTTCTTCAGAGCTGTACGAATGGACGTGCCACGTCGAACGATCTCTGCGCCGCAGTTGGTGCACCTGAGCTTCCACATGGAATCGCCACGCGGCGTTGATCCCGCTGATGCAACGATCTCAAACAATCCAACGATCTGGCCGGGCTTGTGTACAATCTTTCTAGTCATACGACCTCTACTTCAGGTTGTAGAACGAGAAAGCCGCAAGAGTTGGTAGCTCCTGCGGCTTTCGTTTTATTGGGAATCTTATTGAGCGGGCTGAGGTTGAGCCTGCACCGGTTCCTGGCTCTTGTCATCGGTCACAGCATCGTAGACAGCATTGCCTGCCATCGATCCTGCGAACGATCCGGCAACAGTAGACCAGAAGCCACTGTTGGAAGATGCCGGCACCTGATTCACCGTCTGGTTGATGACGGTCGTGTTCTTCTTCACAACGGTCGTGCGCTTCGGTGCATAGCTCTTCGTAGGAGCAGGACGGGAGAACGAACGACCGCCGCTGAACCCACGACCACCTCGTGCTTCCGCTGCTGTAGAAACGAAAAAGGCGACCGCAATGGCCGCCACAATAGCTTTCTTCATATCATTCCTTTACACAAAATTACGCCCTACTCGATATTTCTCCATGAAGAGATGCATATCCGCTGCAGTAGAGTAAAATTTGATGCTCGAACTATCTAAACGGAGGGATGTTTATGGACCCCGTCATCACAAAGGCTGCCGCAGATGCGGCTGTGGCCGTATCTAAAGAGGCATACGAAGATATAGTTCATCCTGCCGCAACTAACATTGGGAAAACCGGGGGCTCTGGCACACGACTATTACACGCAATTTTCGGACGTGGTTGTGATGCTCTATCACTTAAATTTGAATTGTACTGGGATCGCGTAGAGCAAAACATTCGACGGCAAGCAGAGTCAATCCCACCTGAAGAAAGACAAGAGCCTAGCATCGGAATGACAAAGACAGTCCTGGACGGTCTTGCGGCGGCTATTGAAAACGAAGATCTTCAAAAGCTTTTCCTCAATTTGCTATGTGGTTCAATGGACAAAAGATCTGCTTCTGGAATCTTGCCTGTTTATGCCGATATCTTGAAACAAATGTGTCCCGACGAAGCTCTCCTCATGAGATACTTCGCGTCCCTACCAACACAGCAGGGGCCTATTCTTGAGGTTCGTGCAGCTTCAACTAGCCTAGATGAAGGATTTGTAGTTAAGCAAACCAATTTTTCTCTGTTTGGTTTTTACGCGAACTGCAACAATCCTCAAAACACACCAATTTATCTTGATAATTTACAAAGGCTTGGACTAATAACCCTTTCCTTTGAAAAGAATTTGGTAGACAACAATGCATACGACCAATTGGAGCACTTTAATGAAATTGAACAATTAAAAGAAAGCATCGAAGCAGATCAGACAAAAAAATGCGACTTTTCTCACGGGATCATGACACTGACTAATTTCGGAGCAAGCTTCTGTAAGGCATGCAAAATCACAGAGACAATTTAATCGTCCTCACAATGTCATCTATTTCTTTTTCGTGCCTATTAATCTTTGCTGCCAACACTCGAAAAGCCAAATACGCGATCACAAAACCAACACAACCAAATATCACCACTCCAAACATAATCGCATACATCATTTAGAACTCCAGGATGTAAAACAGGCGAGGATTCCTCCGCCCTGGCCTCGGAGCAAACTGCCCTAAGGTAGCGAAAAGGTAACCGCGCGGGTTGCGCATCGTTGAGAGGCGTGCGCGGTGTTGTAAACGAAAAAAGCCCGCAGTTCTTCACCACGGGCTCAATTACATCTTAACTCAAGCGGGCATCAGCTCTGAAACGCTTGCTAATGCTTGCGAGTTCATTTCTTCCGGGCACGCCGAAGCTCCCATACGGGAGCCCACGGAAAACCGGACTGCCAACTGCAGCTGTCATACGACCTTACTTGGTCATTTTACGCCTCCTTCTCCAAAGATTCAACAATTCGGAAGATCTGATTGACGGCTCGTTCCCTATGCATGTTGAGCGTCTTTTCCCCTAGCGAGAGCTCGCGTTCGATGTCCCTGGGGTGGCGCTTCTCGCAGTAGAACATGCGCAGAACGGCGCGGCTGACGTTACGCATTTCTCGATCTCTGTAAGCTCGGTCGATCAGGTTAGCGTCGTCGACGTCGATGCCCCGTCTCTCTGCCTGCGGCGGTCGCGTCGGCGGCTCGTCATCTCCCTCTTCCGCCTCGTGGTCATACCAGTAGCGAAGCGACTCACAGAAAACCAGCGTTGCTCCTTTCTTTGCTCGAGGGCATTCCCGATTAGCCCTTGCCCAATTCCGCAAACGCCGTTCTTGCTCTTTCGTGATCATCAGAACTCCTCGAATCTCCAACCGCCGCCGTCCTTTTTCGCTTGCTTGTAGACCGCGACGAAACGGAACGGGAACTTGTTCGCTGCGACCTTGATCTTTGCCCGTGCATCTTCAGTCCAGTAGCCCTTGACCTCGTGCATCTCAATAACGCCGTCCGCAAGCATGACAGCGAAGTCTGGCGTGTATCGGCAGCCGTCGGCCAACTTGAGCGTGACCCCCTCGAAGGCGTACCACAGGACTTCACCCGCCCGCTTGTGAAGCTCAAGCTTCTGTGCGTAGGCCGCCTCCGTCTTGTTCATAGCGCCGGCCTTCATGCGCCCGAGTGCGAGTACGTGTTTATTCATGTGCGAGTCTCTCGAGATCTGTGCGCTCCATCAGGCGAAGCATGGAGTCAGCCTGATGCTTTGCTGCGCGGAGTGCTTGCTTGACGCGCTTGCGGTTGTCCAAGCGATCCCATGAGTGATTTCTCACGTGCTGGCTTTCATCTGCGCAGACGATCGCGTCGATGGTCGTCTCGAGCGTCTTGAGCGTTTTAGCCATGCGCGGTAGTTCGTCAGGCGTGAAGAGACTGGTCATTTCGCGCCTCCGAAGCGTCCGTTGTAGAACGGCTCACCGCTTGCGCTGATCCAGCCCTTGACGTTCAGGAGCGACAGGCTTTGCTTGTAGAGAGGTACGTAGATGAGCGCATCGTCCTCCCGATATCCGAAGACCCTGAAGCTCTTGACCGGACGCCCGTGCCAGGCTCTGAGCAGGAAAAGGCATCGCTCGCCGATCTTTGGGGCGTTGAGCTTGCCGTCCCTCTCGATCGGCTCGAAGCCCTCGTCCTTGATTTCGGACATTCGGGTACTACAAGTGAGTTGCATCGATCTCTCCTTTTTCGATTTTGAGTTGTTCAATTTCGTCTGGTCGCAGGCGTTGCGGGAGCCCCGCCTTACGCATTTGCCACGTTCCTGCCTTTTCGAGCTTGAGTGGCTTTTCGGGGATCAGGCGGCAGCTGTTGCCGAATCGGCGCTTTTGCGGCTTGGCCCAGACTTGACCTGCCTCGTCGACTTCGTACTGGTCGAAGCCCTTGATGTTCCACCTCATAACGTCCTCCTGTGGTCAATATGCTTTTGCTCATTCGTCCCAGTCATCGCTCTCAAAAATCCATGCAACGTACATGACAAAAAGCAGGACGATCCCTATAAGGCATTCGATTTCGTCCGTCATGCGAGCACGCTCCTTAGCCAATACAGCGATGAAACAACGGCGGAAGCCGCGTACACGGCCGCAATCATTGCCGATATGCCTCGCAGAAATGGCGGCGTAATCGAATCACCCAAGACCTGTGCCCGATAAGCTGCCTCCTGAAAAGCCCAAAAGATTCCGAGCGTGAGCACGCCGAAGGCCAAGATCGAAAAGAAGAGTTGCGCAAAGTTCATCTCTTAGCCCCTCCAGTCGCGAAAAATCCATGCGATTGCGACTATGCCAACAACGACCGTGAGCACGCACATGTAAGTCCAAAACCCTGTCATTCTCGTTACCTCTCTGGCTCCCCCGTGAGAAGATTGAGGTTGTCTCCCCAGACAAACGTTCAACCAACCCACGGAGGAAAACTTGAAATCAATTTCCGTAAAAGAGTTCACTGATTTTTTGAATCAGCGAACCGGTGGCTTTTCATGCTCCATTTGCCAGCACGAAGACTGGTGCGTTCAATCCGCCAACGGCATGGTCGGCTCTGTTGATCTGGCCAATCATGTCGTTTCGCTTGAAGACATCGACGCCATTACTGAACACAAGCCGTTGCCCGAAAAAAGCAAAGACGATCAAACGATGGCCGACAGCACGATCACGATCAGGTGCAATCACTGCGGCCACCTTGTGTTTTTCGACAGGGCTTTCGTTGAGGAGCAGATTCATGGATAAACAAGTCACGCCAGAATGGGTTCTTTTAAAAATTGAAAAATCTGCCAAGCACAAGCTTGATGTCAAAACATTTTGGATTTTGGTTGGATCGATCCTGATCCCCGTCATTGGCTTCTTGACCAACTGGCTCATGAAGCTTGATGACAGGCTTGACGGCCTCTCCGTCCTTGTTCATGAACTCGCCGTCAGAATCCAATTCCTGCTCTGCAAGTAACTCTTCTGTTTTGGCCTTAAGCACATCAACACTAAAAAGTAGCGTGTAACCACACGACTGGCATTCCGGAGTCGCAAACTTCTGACTGTCTGGTGATGTGTCGCCGAGCCAAGCACAAGCCCCGCAAACGGGACACGAAAACCCGCGTTCTTTGTCATTCAACCCTGTGACAAGGGCGTGGGTGATCAATGCTTTTTCCAACTTCATTTCTTCTCTCCATCATCGGTTGCCATTACTTCAGCTCTCTGGAGTCGTGCTACGAATCCGTCATGCTTGAGGTACGCCCGTTCTTTCGTTGCGCTGGTGGCGCGGCGATGTGGGACGTTGCAGTGCTCGAGCTTGAGTAGCAGCGTCGTCTCATATCGGTCGAGCTTGCGTTCAACGAAGACCGGGTCAGTTCGCACGATCCAGTGCCGTCCGCGGGCGTCGATGTATTCGGTACGCTTGCAGTTGCGTCCGGTGAACTCATCGAGGATCATCAAAGCCTCCTTTCTGGCTTAACCATGCTCGACTCAACCAGGCCGATCAGAATCTGGTCGATCTCTTCACGAAGCCTGTGCGTCGTGTCTGCCACTTGCCCGATGTCGGGGAACTTGCCCGAGACGGTTCCTCTCAGGGCTTCCTCGAGTTGATCGAGGCTCTTGCGAGCGGCGACAATGCCCTCACCGGCCTTAGTCAAGGCCTTGTTTCTTTCATTAATCCGTTCTGCTGTCAAAAATGTTTTCATACAACCTCCCTGATTTGTCATTCACCTGCCCGCATTGCCAAACCTTTTGCAAACATGCTCCCCTTCCAGTCATAAGCGAAATATCTCCTAACGCACGTGTCATAGACATAAAGATTCCCTTTCACGACAAGGAGATCGGCTTTTGGGACTTCGCTAAGCCTATTAATGGGACTCACCTCTGCATGACTCAGTGCCCTCAGTGCGGCGCATACTGTCTTCTTGAATATGGAGAACTCGTTTGGCCGAAGCCCATTGGCATTCCTGCATCCGAACACATGCCAGAAGCCGTCAAGAAGCCATATAGCGAAGCTCAAAAAGTTCTTCACGACTCGCCTTGGGCGGCATGCATCTTGTTGCGCATTGCTCTCGAACGCCTTTGCGATTACCTTGGAGGAACCGGGGCGAACCTTTTCAAGCGCATTGAAAGCTTGAGCCTCAATGCAAGCGAGCAGGCGATATGGGATGCAATTCGCAAAGCTGGCAACGCCGCCGCTCACGAAAACGCAGATCGTCTGTTTGAGTACAGGGACAACATGAAACCAAACATCGCGATCACGCTTTCGAAGCTCATTAACCTGATCGTTGAGTCTCACGTTGCGAGTCGCGTTGAAGCGCAGGAGATCCTCAAGATGTTTGAGAGCAACTGACATCAGATCAACTCCTCAATGCTCATGATTCGCTTTCGTTGACTTTCACCCTTGAAGTACAGGAAGACGCTCGAGCCATAGATGCGGTTAAAAATTCGTTCACCCAACTTCGCCTTGAGCGTGTTGGGATTGCTTTCCTGCGTGTCGGGCTTCACGTCTGGCAGAAGATTCGTGACGTAGATGGTCGGAAGGTGCCGCGAGTAGCGCACGTCCAGTAGAGACATCAACTGAGACTCTTCAAAGGACGATCCGTTCTGCACGCCGATTTCGTCGATGACGAGGAGCGGTGCCTTGACGAGGGCGTCATAGTCTGCCGTGTCGGCCTTGAAGGCGTCTGCCTTGCGAATGGCACGAAGGACGTCCCACATTGGCACGTAGAGCCCCTGCACCTTGCCGAGAAGCTCCTGCAAGATCGCGCATGCCAACATCGTCTTGCCGGTACCGCACTGGCCGTAGAGGCAGAAGCCCACGCCCTTGGGAGCGATCTTCTCGAAGTTGTCGACGTAGAGCCGCGCCTGGCGAAGCGCCTCACAGAGCTGCGCATTCGTCTCACGGAAGCCCTTGAGCGTCTTGCCTACGAACTCATCAGGGATGCAGGCACGTCGCACAGCGGTGTCGTGAGCCTCCTTCTGAGCATCTTCAGCGCGCTTGCGTTCAAGTGCTTCGGCTTCATCGTGTATGCGCTTCTGCTCGGCGATAAACTCAGGCGAGTTTCTGCGCTCCTCTTCGCACTTAGGGCACTTGCTTGTGTAGACAACGCGACCAGAGACGATCGCCTGCTCTGCGATGAACTTCCCGTGCTTGGGGCATGTCATCTCAACCGGTCGAGAAAACGTTCCCTTCAATTCCATCAAAAACTCCCGTCTCCGTAGTAGGCTTCATCAAAGATGAGCGGCTTGTTATTGCATGGTGTGTACGACTGGCTCTGCGGCCTGCTCTTAGCGAACTCCTCTGCTTTCGTCGCCCACGTCCTCCATGCGGCCAGCCAATTGCTGAACTTGTTGTCCTTCGAGATGTGGAAGTTGACGAACTTGGTGAACTCCGTCTGAGCGTTGATGCTTGGATGCTTTGCTTGTGCGTACTCAAGGTATTCAGGCGGGATAGAGTCGTCAGGCGAGAATGGGCAGCTTGTCTTTGGCTTGGCTCTTGTCGCCTTTGGCTTTTCGACCTTTTTACCGTCGTTGGTAAGATGGTCAGTTTCCCACGGCGCTTGCGCGGGCAAGCTCTCTGATTGAGTAATTGACTGAGTATCTGACTGAGTATTGATAGAGTAGTGTCCCGTTTTCGGTACGACTGTCGTCCCGTTTTCGGTACTACCGTCGTCCCGTTTTTGGGATGACCGTTGTACCGTTTTTGGGTTGTCCCCTTTTTGGGTCGTCCCGTTTTCGGCACTACCGTTTTCGGTCCATCTGTCAACGTGGAGCAGGTACTCATTGGAGTTCGTGCTAACGCGCTTGCGCACTGTGATCAAACCTCTATCCGCAAGGCGCGAAATCACGGCAAAGACGGTCTTTCGGTTCAGTACCGTAAGGCCGCAAATGCTCTCGACAGACGGAAAGCAGTTCCGTCCGTTGTCGTCGGCTTTAGAAGCAAGAGCAAGTAGAACGAGCCGGTCGGCCGACTTGTCGACCTCGACGTTCCATGCCAGCGCGGATAGCTTGAAGCTCATAGCTACTCCTCACAAACTCTGCGGGTCAGCTTGTTCAAGTCAGAAGCCTTCGCTCCAGTGATACGAGCGAACTCCTCGACATACTCGGGACTCACAGAATTTGAAACGCACCAGTTGCGAACCGTCTGGCGCGTGACGCCGAGCTGTTCGGCAATTTCCTTTTGTGCTCCACGCTTCAATCCTTTGCGAAGCGCGTAACGCTCGAGCGCGATGAACACCGTTGTGTCGCGCATGACTCCTCCATTCGAACGGGTAAATCTACTTTACCGTATATTACCACAGGCAGGACAATCTAACTTACCATGCCTACGTTAAATCCTCTTTTACAATGGTCTTTCACTACGGAGGAGTTATGTCAGCAGTTAGCGAAAGAATTGGCGCTCTCGTGAAGTCTTCCGGGCTTTCGAATCGAGAGCTTGCAAGACGCCTCGGTACAACTCACGTCACCATCTCGAACTGGCTAAACGGGGCGTCTGAACCGAACGAGTCTGGTCTCGAAAAGCTATGCGAATTTTTCGAGGTTACGCCTGCCTACATAAAGTACGGGGACGGTAACGCCCCCATAGGTCAGACGATCATCTCCGATGACGTCGTCTCCATTCCGCTCATCAACGCGGAGGTTTCATGCGGACAAGGCTTCCTTAACGACAGTGAGCTCGTCTTGATTCGTTTCGTGCGCGTCTCAATTGAGCTAATTCGCCGATACTGCCCGACCGCGAATCTTCGTTCGCTGCAGATCATGACGGCCTTTGGCGATTCTATGGAGCCCACTCTTAGTGAAGGCGATTCTGTCATCGTTGACGTGTCGGAGAGGACCGTGCGACGCGATGGCATGTACGTAGTCCGCATCGGAGACGGCCTATTCGTCAAGCGCGTACAGATCATCCCCAAGGGGCTCCGCCTCCTTTCAGACAACGAGTTCTACAAGCCTATCGACACCACCGAAGAGGACATCTCCATCGTTGGCCGCGCCTACGTCGGCCTATGTTTAAAGCGCCTCTAACCCCACCCCATCCACCACAAGAGCCGGGCCTACGCCCGGCTTTTTTGCATCCCCATTTCGCCAGTTTTTGACATAGGTTAAACCCGCCTTTCCAAATCCCTACAGATTCATTTACCACGTACTTTCCACTCTTACCGTTCTATGGTAAACTCACTTTAACGTTACGGAAAGCATTGCTGTCCGCAACACTCTCGGTGCGCTCACGTAGCGTGTCGGGGACCGCCTGAGAAGCGGCTACGCCGTTGGCTAGAAGGGTCTAGCGACGCGCAGTACAGCTCAGAACGGTAGTCGCAAAGGTCGCGCATGAAAAGTGAGCGGACGGCCTGACCGATATTGGACAGGTGCGGTTGGGATGGGTCTCACCTAAGAGCGACAAAACGCCTCGCCCAGGAGGCTCGATCGAGAACAGCTGAAACGAAGCAGAGGGCAAAGCCCCGAGCGGCCAGAGCGCAGACGATGCGCAACCGCGTCTCGATTGAAAGCCGATCTAAGCCCTTTCAACCGAGAGGGCTTAGGTGGGTTTTCTTAAGGAGATAACAATGAATGTTGAAATAATCGACAAGCGCCTGGTGGTAACGCCAACCACGCACGACGACGTGCGTTTGATTTACGCAATCGCCGCCGCGTGGACGGCGTTCGACGCGGTTATTTGTCCCGTTAGCGGGGAACCACTTCGTTGCAACGAGGACGGTACCGCTGACCACTGGATGCGTGAAGCGCTTGAACGCTGCCGAACTTCCAGTGGCCAGAGGATTCTTAGAGAAGCTTATGTCGCTTGGCTAGAAGTTGAAGAACCTCAACGTCTTGACGGTAAGCGAACTCTCCTGCGAAAGACACTCGACCGCAGTTCACAGGATCCATCTGAATCGGCTTGAGGTTCATTTGTCCGGCTACAGCAACGGCCGTAAACGACACGATGTTGTACGGGTTGATTTGGGCTTCCTCAAGCGCCTCAACGCGGCTTTCTAAATCGGAGACCCTTTGCACCAATCGCTGAACTTCATATAGCTCCATATTCCCTCCTTTGGGAGTTGGTTAAACAAACGTCGAAACTGCTAGATCCCGACGTCTTTAGCTTACAACCAAAGGAGGGAGCCGATTCAAGCGCCCTTGCCTCTTTCCCTACATGAATACCGAGTCGACGACTGGTGAGGACGCTTGAACCAACTTTCACAAGAAAGGACGGCTGCGCGGTTTACACTTGCGCCTTTAGCAGGTAAGATGAAGCTACCTCTTGGGCCTAACCCACCCAAGCCAAACATCACTTGAAGGAGACTTTAATGTTTGCGTACCGTGTTGGCTTCCCGGGGTGGAAGATTGCCGCACGCTTGGGCCTTCCACTCAAAATCAGGGTGTTCGTCGTCTATGACGAGGAAAGCAAGATGCTTGTCGCTGAATGCAACGACTTTCAACCTTATCTCGGCATCGTGACCGAAGGGGAGACTTTTGAAGAACTTCAAAAGAAGGTTGAAGAGTGCTGCGAGCTGGCCATGGAAGAAGCCTTCAAGACCGCTACGATCAACCAGTCTATTCGCCCCAATATGACTCTAGTGGCCGCTCTTCCATAAAAAATGAATGGTTTCTACAAGCAACTGCTACTGATCTTTGACAAACACAATGCTTACCTTGTCCGCAAAGGGAAAGGCGATCACGAAATTTGGCGATGTGGAGACAAGCAAACCACAGTGGATCATGGCATCAACTCTCGATACCTAGCTAACAAAATTCTTAAGCAGTTAGGCATCAACGAGAAAATTTAGCGACAGCCCCGTTGGCATCTGCCCGGGGCTTTGCTTTTCTTAGCCCTCGGCACACGCCGGGGGCTTTTTTATTGTCTGAACAGCATGCAAAAAATCAAAGACTTTGAGACCTTCGCCGCTGGGTACTTCCTCGGACTCGGCATTAAGAAGCCGACCGCAGAGGACATCTGCAGGCTCAGCGTTGAGTGCAGAGCGTTCGCCGCTGCGCTCAGCTTCTACATGTTCACAGACCCCTACGTGCTGTCGAAACTGCGAACGCCTGAGAAATACGAAGCGGTCGCAAAAAACATCGAGCGCTTCATCCAGGCACTTCCGTAAAAGGCTACGAGGGCAAACGGCGTGACGCAGATATGCGCCGGTCTGGGCGACTAGTCCCAGATTCCAAAGCCAGGGCATCTGCAGGCGAGAGGCTTTTGCGTTCACCCCGGCTCCCTCACCCCACTTTCATCAGAAGGCATTCACGTGCCGCCGGCCACTGCGGCGTGGCGTTCTCCTTCGGCGACATCTGAATGCCTTTTTTCATTTTTAGGAGGCGTCATGAAGCGCTTTATTACTTACCTCGACGGTCTCGCACGTCGCACTTACTTCGGCACGGACGGTACCGAGCCTCAGCGCTCTGGCGTACTCGGGTACTTCATCGAGGGCCTCGAAGGCCTGCTCGGATTCTTCGGTCTGGTGATCTTGCCGGCCATGGCGGCTGCCACCCTCTACCACTTCATCTTTGACTAGGAGGCTCGCATGAGCAACGGTTTCTACTTCGGCATGGGCGGCGTCCCGTCCGTGTATGACGAGTATCCCGACGAGCAGCCGATCCTCTTCGATCGTGACGAGCTCGATCTCGACACGCTTACAGCTGGAGGCGAGCTCGTCACGATCGAAGAGTTCACCGAAGCAGCCAACGACGCGGGGCTCGACAAGGACATCATGGAGGACTGCCTCGAGGAGCTTCGCGTGCTCTGGCAGGAGCGCGAGGAGGAGGAAGCAGCATGAGCTTCTCCGACCCGGCCCACATCATTGACCACATTCCAAGGGACTTCGACATGAAACGAATTACTCGAAAGCGACCGCTCGAGCAGCGGCGCGCAGCAAAGCAGGCTCGGCAGAACGTCGAGCCTTTTTCATGCGAGCGCCCTGGACGCGTCTGGACGCTCATCACTTTCATCGGAGCGCTGGCCATCATCGCCGGCGTGCTCATTACTGGACACTGGGAGAGATAAATGAACGACTTCAAAGACTTCGCGCTTGAGCTGCACGAAAAGGGCATCAAGGCAACGATGGACAACGCCAGAACGTTCGTCCTTGGCAACTACGACCGCGTGCTTCCTGCCTACTGGCTAAACCCCGACGCGAGAATCAAAGCGCTCTACGCGCTGATGGAGACGCGCTACGTGGACGACTTCGAGTCGTCTCTCAAAGCGACGCTCACGCTCAGCTCGGAGCTCGACCGAGCCCTTGAGCATGCGACATCGATGCTCTACGGCGAGATGCTCGAGATCGAGTACGACGAACACAGCGAGGAGCAAGCATGACAATCACTTCACTTGAGCCGCTCGTGCTGCCGATGCCCGAGCCGGATGACGAGGTCGACGTCGACCCGTATCCCGAATACAGCAGCCGCGACGAGTTCGAGCGCGCGCAGTGGTTCGGCGAACGCGCTAAGCGTCCCGAGCCGATCTACGACAAGACTCTCGAAGACTTCTACGCCATCGGCGACGACGGCGAAATCCCTTTCTAAGGAAACGCAATGAGCTACGCGACCCTGGTACTTGGAGAGAGCGGAACAGGCAAAACCTGTTCGCTCCGCAACCTCGACCCAAAAAACACACTTCTGATCCAACCGGTGCGCAAGCCGCTCCCCTTCCGCTCCACTGGGTGGAAGGAGATCAAGCAGAAGGGCGATGGGAACAACATCCTCGTCTGCTCGAACCCGCAGGCAATCATCAATTGCATGCACGCGAGCCCGTTCGACGTGATCGTCGTGGACGACTGGCAGTACATCCTCGCATCGATGTACATGGCTGCACGCAACGTGAAGGGGTTCGACAAGTTCACAGAGATCGGCGGGGCCGGATTCGACATTGCCAAGGCCGCCTCCGAGCTCGGTGAAAACAAGCGCGTCTACGTCCTCGCTCACACGACCTCTGATGAGTTCGGCAACACCCGTATCAAGACATTGGGGAAATTATTAGACGACAAGATCGTTGTCGAGGGCATGTTCACCACAGTCCTTCGGACGCACGTCGAGAACGGACGCCATCTCTTCTCAACTCAGAACTCAGGCTCTGACACAGTCAAATCGCCGATGGGAATGTTCTCGGAGCAGTACATAGAGAACGACCTCGCGGCAATCGACCGCGTCATCTGCGACTACTACGGCATTACTAACGAAAAGGAAAACGAAGAATGATCACTACCTTCACCATGAACCGCAAGTCCGCGGAAAAGGTTGCCGGCTTCAACGGCATCGACAAGTCCGGCAAGTACGTCGGCACCCTCACACAGGTCGAAGTCGCCGAAAGCAAGGCGGGCGCGACTTACGTCGAGTTCGCCTTCAAGGCGCTTCGCTGGATCGAGTGCGGAGAGACCGCCGAAGAGCGCGGCGAGAAGATGGCTTTCATCAAGCTCTACGTCTCCAGCCGCACGGGCGATCGCACCTTCGGGGCCGACATCATGGACGCGCTGCTTGCCGTGCTCAAGCTCGATAAGGTTGAGGCTACGCAAGCGCAGGTCTTTAACCGCGACGGCACGAAGCGCCCGGGCTATCGCATCGGCGCGCTCGAGGGCCAGACCATCGGCCTGCTCCTCCAGCGCGAGAATCGCGAGTATGAGCACGAAGGCCAGATCAAGACGACCTACCAGATGAACATCATCACACCGTTCCATCAGGTTACAGGACAGAACGCAAAGGAAGTTCTGAACAACCTAGAGGCCAAGGCAGTCGAGGCTAAGTTCAAGAACCTGAAGGACAAGGAAGCCAAGCCCGTCACGCCGTCGGCTCCGGTTGCGCACCCCTACGACGACGCTCCGCTTGACGACAACCCGTTCTGACCATTTTCGTGACGCCACGAAAATGATCACTAGCCCTCGGCGAAAGCCGGGGGCTTTTTTTTCAAGGATCAGCAATGAATTGGATTGAATGGAAAGGCGAAAAGGTTGGGGATTTACACCACACGGTCTGTGCTTGCATCTATTCATACATCGACGACGGCGAACCTGTGATTGCGATCATACCTCGCGCCTTGTGCTGGGGATGCAAGGAGTGTCGAACTGGCAACGCTTGGGAATTTTTCGAAGGTGACTCTTCGAAATGTCATCAATTAACTTGGGTCCCAAGGAAATGTCGGGATAAGACGGACGACGATTACATCAACGTCTTTCGACCCGAGCGAGGCGACAAGATTTACTACTGCGTGCCCACGCTGCCGACCGGAGAAGCGTTCAGTTTGAACAGCGTAAGAAAGAGTTTTTACAAAGGCTTGTCAGTTGTATGTCCTAGAACAGATTTGCTTCAAGAGAAGGATTTGGAGAACTAATCATGAAACTCTACGAAATCAGCGACGCCATCCGCGCCGCACTCGACCACATCGAGATCGATGAAGAGACTGGTGAAATCCTCTCTGCCGACGCGCTCCATGCCGTCGAGGCCGAGGCCGCCGAGAAGATCGAGGCAACCGCCCTCTACCTCCGCGAGCTCGATGCCGAGGCCAGGGCCGCCAAGGAAGAGGCCGACCGCATGCTCGCCCGCGTCAAGTCAATGCAGAAGCGCTCGGACTACCTCAAGGCCATGCTCCTCGATGCGCTACACGCGACCGGCAAGGTCAAGACTGGCCGCGTGACCGTCTCGATCCGCACGACGCAGGCCGTTGCCGTCGACGAAGGCGCAAACCTGCCCGAGGCCTACACGACCGTCAAGACGACCGTAAGTCCGAACAAGGTCGCCATCAAGCAGGCACTGCTCGACGGCGTCGAGGTCCCCGGCTGCAGCCTGGAGGCGCGCGAGAGCGTGAGCATTAGATGAGCGGTAAGCCATACATCGGAGTGAGGGCAGACAAAGCCCTCGAAGTCCTCGGCGAAAAAGGCCCGCTGCGTATGTCGGCGCTGCTCGACGCGCTCGGGATAAGGACGCAAATTGCCGCGTCGTTCAAGATCACAGTGTCAAAGCTCGTCGACGCGGGGATTTTGTCCGTCACGGACGATCATGACACGCTCGTGAGCCTGGCTGACGAGAAGTACGCAGACCCCGCAATCGCCCTTTACGAGTACCGTGCATACAACTCAGAGAAGAAAGCCGAGAAGAAGACCGAGACCAAGGCCGTGATAATTCCCCCGGTTAAGCGATCGATGATCGAGGACATCGCCTTTGGCATGGCAGAACAAGGAGTGAAAGCATGAAATACAGACTGAAAGACCGCGAGCTACAGAAGAAGCTCGACGAGATCAGCAAAGGCGACTTTTCGGATGCTCTCGAAGTTTGCTCAGCCGCGGTTGCGTCCGCCCTCAAAAGAGGAAAGCCAACAACCATATGGTTCGGTGTTCAACCCCAGCTCTCGCTAGAGATAGCGTCCGACATGCTCGAAGAGGTGCAGGAGTACGACCCGCACGCTTGGAACAAATACCCCGAGGTCGAGCCGCCGAAAGACGTCTGGATGCGGTGTGAGAACGTTTACGGCAGCGAGCCAGAACGTCTCGAACGTTTCGCCGCGCGGTACACATCTCAATATGAGGACGGCGAGTGGGTCGACGCGTGGTTCAGCAACGGACTCCGTCGTGATGTTACCAGCTTCCGCCCGTGGGACGAGGAGGACGAGGAATGACCGGAAATATCGACTGGCAACGGTACGATGAAAATGATGAAGCGACGCACCCGCGCCCCGGCCAAGAACTGCTCATCATGGCTCTGAAGACCGGCAAGCCCGTCTTCATCCCGCACGCATACTTCGGGCTATACGACGACCGCTTCTACGAAGCCAAGAGCGTTCGAGGCAATACCGTTCGCAAGCGCGTCGAGTACAAAGTCGAGGACTTCGACGATATTGCGTGGGCTTATCTTGACATTCCGTCGTGGTGGGTCAGAAAGGAGGACAAGGAATGACAGAAACCGAAATTGTCGTGCAAGACCTGCGCCGCGAGCTTCGATGGTCGTATCGCGATCAGTCGACCTCAAATCTCCGCGCACTCGCAAAGCGACTCATCGACAACAAGGACACGGCCAGCATCGCAGACGCAGTAAAGAAGTACGCGGCAGTGCTCTCCGCCGCGAGGCAGAGCGCAAACCCTGCCGCACTCGAGCGCGTGAAGGTCTCTGCATACATGCTCACTCACGCACTGCGCGACTGGGAGTCGGCGCGATGAATGCAATCCAGAACCATGCCCTGGCACAGGGCTTTTTTATCTGATCACACATGCCAGTAAGCAAAAAACCACGGAAGAAAGGACAGCGTGCACGAGACCTCGCCATCCGAAAGAAGTTCGCGCAGGGCAAGTTCAAGGACGCGGACGACGCGCGCAGGACAATCGCAAGTCTCGAGCACCAGAAAACCCGCCAACGACGACGCTGTGAACAGCTTGGTTGGCTGCTTGGCTTTCAGGAGAAGGACTCTCTGCTCGAGGCATTCACGCTCAGTTTCTTCGCGCTTGAGCGTTGGCCGACCACTACGGACTACTCGGACTTCAACCAGATCAGCAGCACGCTAATGCTCGGGGCGCTCTGTCACAAGTGTCTCGGCGTGGTCGAGCAGGATTTGCTCGAGGACATCCAGCACGCGGCCTTCATGACTGTCGTCTGCGCCCGCCTGCGCAATCACCGCAAACCGATCCCGCCAGCAAATCTTGAGCCTGTAAAACACGGATTGATCGTTGCGCAGGACCTCATGGAGTACGCCTACGAGCACGAGCGTCAAGCGCTGATCAACGTGCTCAAGCACAACACGCATGAGACGTTGGACGAGACGCCCGGCTTGAGAGAGGCGCACGAGCGCTTCATCCTCGGCAAGCATTACGAGCAAGTCAGGCAATGGGAGCTAGAAGATGACGCCTTCCTTGGCGAGCTTCAAGAGACTGGAAAATTCAAAAACGGAGGAGAATGATGGAAGGATGGTTGAACAAAAAACAGGTCGGTGAGTATCTAGGCGGCAAGTCCCCTCGAACGGTGGACAGATGGGTCGCGAAGCGCATTATTCCACAAGGGAAGCGCTTCCCCAGCGGCTTGTTTTGGCGAAGGGAAATCATAGACGAATGGCTGGGCGCAGACCAATACGCAACGAAGTGCGCGAAAGCGATAAAGCTCCGCGAGGCCACCCCCTAGCCAAGAGCCAATCGGCACCAAACCGCAGCCTGTCACAGACTTCTGGTGACGGGCTTTTTCTTCGCTTGCCACTCCCGTCCGCGCGCGTCTCAGGAGACGCTTGAAACTATGTTGTTCGGGCGCTAGACTGAAAGCGCAAAAAAAGCCCCGAGGGACCTCCTTCGGGGCTTTTTCTTGAGCAAATTGGGGCAAAAATTGGGGCAAAAGCCACTGACTTCCTCGGAAGTCTTCTGCCGCAACGATTGTTGGCGGAAGCGGTGGGATTCGAACCCACGAAGGGTTGCCCCTCGCTGGTTTTCAAGACCAGTGCATTCAACCACTCTGCCACACTTCCGACGTCAGATAAGTTTCGCATTCTACAGAAGTAATGAAAAAAAGTCCACAGGCATCGCTTGTTCCGGCAAAAGCGGAAAAAACGTTC